TAGCTTGTTCCTTGGCTAATCTTTTTTCCTCTAGAGCTTCTTTTTTTTCTATTTGTTTTTGAATTTTTTCTCTAGCCTTCATACGTTTTACATAGATATCGTAATCAGGTCTTTCGTGATCATACTTAGACCACAATGCTTTAGCTTCTTTACCAATTTTGCCATCAATTGGACATGGAGTGCCTGCTTGTATCATTGATTCAAACACACGCTCATCCTGGCAGAGAATTGCAACAGCTGCAACTTTCATACCAAAGTCATTTAAAATTCTTGCTAGTTTTAATCTTTCACAATTTTTATCAGTTACATGTTTTCCACCACTGATACCAATACCAAATGTCTGTACACCTGCAGAAATTCCAACGGCGCATACATCCTGTGTCATAGCATTATAAGATGGAGCGGATGCTGATGGTGGTGAAGATCTTATATCTGAATTTGTAGTGTTATTAGTTGTAGATGTAGATTCGGAACCTGATTCATAAGTAGTTGTAGTAGTTGATTCATATCCACCATCAATTGATGTGTTCGATCCAGAAGTGTTTGTTTGTGTAGTATCTGCTTGAGCTGGTCCACACAACGTTAATAAACATATTAATATAATTAAAATCCCTGTAAAATGATTCTTACTTCCCGTTATTTTCATAAGACCTATCTTCCGCGTCACGTTGTTCACAGTTACAATTTTTACATGCGCAGGTTCCATATTCATCTGCATGTAAGTCTCCATTGCAATGGCAACCATGATTACAATTTTTACATTTTGTCATTTAGCTGCCTCAACACAAATAGGGCATGATTTTTTAAATCTTGAATGCGTGTTGCATTGAATTTTTTCAGGCTCGACTATCTTGTCTTCTAGATATTGTGCCATTTTTGCTTCGTCCTCTAAATATTTTTCTTCGTCCTCTAATATAACTGGCTCTTCACATTTACAAAATTTACCAAATATTTTTTCAATTAACTTTTTAATCATTTTTCTTTTCCTCAATATCATAGAAGAACTTATCGGTGTCTTCTGTTTTCCATTTACCTGTGTTTTCAACGTTCCAATCGCTTGTTTGTACTTTCCAGTCAGGAACAGTATCCTTAACTGTGAATGATGGGATATCCCAAAGTATACGATTGTTTGGCTGAGCCGCATAATTGCCGTCATCTAACGCAAGTATGTGTGCGCACTTATGTTCGTGCGAAATTTCTGAATGATCAGTATCTACTATATTACTCTCTGGGTGCGCCCAGTCAACAGTAAAAAGATACTCTCCTGGATGTAATTTCTTATCTTTTCCGAAGTATTTTCCGTGTTGTCCGTCTAGGATATCAAAAGAAGTAACGCTAGGATAGTAACTAAAGCAATTCCATAGCTCCAGTTCATCAAGCCTATATCCAGGAACCTCTTTTGGGTCATAATCTCTTTGAATGAACGCAGAGATTGGCAAACGATAGAATACAGCACCGTTTTCCATAATTGCGTGAAAGAGTATAGGACGCCCCGTAATCGATGCCAGGCCAAATATAATGCAGTCTTCCACTTCTCCGTGGTGACTTTTGAGATCATAGAGATACTCTCTCCTGATCTGTGCGTAGGTCACAGGAATGTTTGCATTTAGATAGGCCATGCATAAATTAATTTACTAAGCTGATTATTATAATAATGGCAACAACTACACCGATAGCTATTTTTTTATTAGCTACAGCTAGTGCCCATACTTGTTTTACTTTTTCCATAGTTTTCTCCTCTTTTTATTTTATTATACCCCAATTAGGGCCAGATTCATAGTCTACTTTATTAGGAACTTCAAGAGAAACTGAATTTTCCATTATTTCTTTTATTTTATTTGCATTATCTTTGACTGATATATCCAATTCATCATGTACTTGTATATGAGGAACTATTCCTTCTTTATGTAATTCTATCATTGCTTTTTTCGTCATGTCAGCAGCTGATCCTTGTATCAATCTATTTAAAGCTTTATATGTGTAAGCTCTCTTAATCCCTGGTCCGTGTTCCAGGAGCGCTGCATCATGAGGCAATGCTTTATGAATACCAAATTGATTGGGTTCCCATAAATGAAATCTACAAAGTCTACCTAGCAACGTTCGTATCTTACCAGAACTTTGCGCTCTTCTCATCACAGCGTCCATTAATTGTTTTACGAATGGAACTTTATTATGATACTGTCTAAATAGTTCTTCGGCTTTTTCTTTAGAGACTCCAAGTTCTGCTTGTAATTTATTTTTTCCCATACCATAGAACAGACCAAGGTTTATTGTCTTGGCCTGTGATCTAGGTATCTCTGCCATATCTGCCACGATAGTATGAAAATCTGCATCGCCCTCACGATACGCGTTTAATACTTCGTCCACTCCATAGAGATTCTGTAAAGCTGCATAATGCACTACCAGCCTAGGCTCTTGCTGAGAATAGTCAAAACAACCCCATGTATGGCCTTCCTCGGGTATGAATAATGACCTAATAGCTGGTCCAAGTTCTTTATTTCTGGCTGGAATCTGCTGTAAATTTGGATTAGAGTAAGAAAATCTTCCAGTTACTGTTCCCCCATTATCTCCTCTTAATTGATTAATTTCGGCATAAATTCTTCCCTTGTAAGAATGTTTCAATATGGTATCAATAAATGTGGTATGGGCCTTATTAATTTCTCTGGCTCGGGCTATCTGTTTCACTAGTGGGTGGGGGTGATTCTGAAGGAAATTTTTTGTAAATGAAGGAGAGTTTGTCTTTTCAGTACGGTCAAAAGGTAGGTGAAGTTTTTCAAAAACTTTGGCAATGGATCTTGCTGCCCATATTTGAACATTTATTTGTGTTTCTTTTTCTACTTCTAGTAACAATTGCTTTTCTTGTCCAACTAGGTTGGTTTTCAATTTGTGCGCTGCTTCCACATCAACGCGAACACCTTTAAATCTCATATCAATTAGACAAGGAAAAAGTTCTATTTCTAAATTAAAAATAGATTGTATGTCCTGGTGTAAAATTTCTTTCTTTAATTCTTGCCAAAGTTCATAAGTTAATTCTGCATCCTTTTCAGCATAAGAACCAACATACATCGCTGGTAATTTATACATTTCAGCTTTAGCATCTACTCCCCAGTCTTTCGCAGCTTGATATAAAGCAGCTTCGTCTTTACCTTGGCCTATATATCTTTTGGAACAATTGTTTAAATCGTAACGCATTTGATTTTCGTCAACAATAGCTGCAGCAATCATAGTATCTACAATTTTACCGTTTATTTTTAATCCAAGAGATCTAATCCAACATACGTCATACATAGCATTATGAAATATTTTAATAGCATCTGTGTTAAGGACTCCTTGAAACCATTTTAAAACTTTCTTACGATCCATATTACCACCACCCTCATGAGCAATTGGATAGTAGCCTGACCATCCTTTAACAGCGACAGCTATCCCTGTAACATCTCCTCGTTTAGTAATAGAACCTGAACCCATTTTAACTAGATCAGGGTCTTTAGTTTCTAAGTCTATTGCGATTTCTTTATGTTTAGATAGATCTGGAAATTCGTCTGGCGGTAGCCATTCCGTTTGCGCTTTAAAAAGTGGTACTTGCATCATTTAATTATCCCCCATGAGTTTGATTTTTGTTTGGTTTCTTTTTTTGGTTTCTCTATTTCTTTATAATCTCTTTCAAGAATCATTTCTAAAAAGTGTATAGCTTTCAATATATCTTCCTTCTTTCCTTTAAGTCTGTGCCGACAAATATATTTTATAGCACATCCTTCAGGAAAAAGTAGTTCATTTTCAACTACAAACTTACTTGGTTGAATTTTAAATTTTTGATAATGAGATCCTCCGTGTTGCTTATCCCAAACGTTGCTCATACATCCCCCATCGGAAAAGCTTTATTTTCATCTTTTGGTCGTACAATATGTAAATGTTCCTTGGTCCGTGTTGCACCAACATAGAACAATCTATTCTCGTCATCTTTATTTCTCTCATAAGCTTGTTGTGTATTATAAGTAAGGTCTGGAAGTATAATTACATTATCTTCTTCTCCTCCTTTAACACTATGAATAGTTGATAATTTTATTCTAGCCCCACTTTTTAAAGACTCAC